CATTTGTCTCATTAAATGTATCAATGGTTGTGCCGTTGCTCCTATAATTAATATTATAATTATTTACAATAAAGTTTGTTGGTACCCTAAATGTTGATGTATTAAGATTAAAACTATAAACATAGTTTTCAATTGTATTACCAGAAACAGATGTTGTCTCCGTATCTCTTATTGGTGTTAAGAAAATTGATGCTGGCCAATTAGTTATTATGTTCTCTAGATTGACTCTAATAAATTCAGTTGAAGAACCAAAATATGCAAAATTACATAAATCTGTTTTATCTAAATTAAGTGTTACATTTATATTATTATTTAATAACTTATCAACCCTATCTTTTGTAACACCTAAATTATCAAGAGAATAAAATTTACTAAATTTTTTAGTACTATATAACCTACTCGCCCTACCTCTAAAATTAGTTGTTGTAACAAAATTACCGAATGTTAATATGGAACTCTCACCATCAGCATTTTCGGTTAGTTGGTTACCAACCAAATCATCAGTAAAGTTCCTATATTCAATACCGTTATCAAAGAAAATTCTTTGAGCATAACCAACAACCTTAATTTTATCACTCATTTATTATACGTTTGAAATATCGTCAAACCCCTTAGTAAAGTCTATGTTATTTAATCTATTTTCACGAATCTCAAATAATGGTTTACCACTAAATTTATCTTTAATTTCAAATAAGTTGTATTGTTTATAAATTTCATCATTGAAATTATAGATAGTATATATACCGTCTTCAAGACTCTTACTTTGATTACCATAAAGTCCAATGGCCAGTGTTTCAATATCATATTCAACCATTTCAACTTCTAATATAAATGGTGTAAAAAATGTATTGCTTATCACAACAGATTGGTTTGGTGCCCCAATAAATGGTAGTATATTTGGTTTAACATTTGAGGGTGATGATGGTGAAACTGTACAAAAAACTAACGTAGAGTTATCGTTAAACCTATATCTAATCGCCTTTTGATTTGTATTGGTTAGATTTTGATTTACTGGTTCAGCCCTATTATTTGATGTAATTATCTTAAATAAATTCTGTATCTTTTTATCTGTTGCACTGGTATCAGTATTTAAGTATTCTATTCTATAACCAATTAGATTATTATTCTCAAAATCACTTAAAAAAGAACCTAAATTAGGGTCTGAAGTATCAAAAACCAACCCCTTTATATCTGGAAACGCTGCCAACACCCCACAATCCACAATCTTAGTCCTTATTTCAGCTGGTTTAAATACTATAGTATATACCCCTTTAGCTGAAAATTCAGTTACGGGTAACTTAAGTGTATAAAGACCACCAAATGTTTCAAACCCAGTTGTATTAGTTGGGTTATTTATTGCTACTAAATTAGAAGAATCTAACTTAAAGACACTAGTATTAGCTACACTTCTATCTACTGAATAAAAGACTGTTATATCCACATCATTGGGTGATACATCTGCACCCCTTACTGTTCCATAAATTCCTTGCGACATTTTTTATATTTTTTTTTAGTCTGACATATATAAATAGTTAACATGCCTTTATTTTTGTATTTTATAATAACCATTTCCGTAATTTACTAAATCACCCATATTGGTTATTTCTGATAATTGCATATGAGTTTGAATTATTGTTGTTACCCCCCTATCTATTAATACATCATTTTGTACCTCTGGGGTTAGTGTTATTCCAAATAAATATTCTTCTTTTGTTGTTGCAGAATATACAGTATTAGTCTCATTAAAGCCTTGTGTATTATAATATATCTCAGTTATTGGGATATTATATGGTTGAAAAATTGTCCCAGTTATTAGTCTAGTTAAACCACTATATGTCTTAAGAAAAATACCTCTATTTGGTTGTGGGTTGGTTACATCAATAACCTCATCAACATCACCATCAATAATATAATTTAATGGCATTAAATTATCATTATTAATCACCCTAGTTACCGCACTAAAAGAAACACCCTTGTAGTCATCAAAAACCCCACTTTCTAAGTTAAATAATGGTTTATATTTTTGAGTATTATCATATGATGTCACAACATCAAGTCTATCTTCGGTTAACCCACTAAGTATATTACCAGAAATATAATAATCTTGTTTAGTTTTATTAGGGTATCTGGTAGATGGTGAAGTTCCATCATCAATTATATTGGTGGTCGCACCAGTCATGAAATTAAATGTTAAACCACTGGAATTTAACTTTTCAATTAATGGACTATAGTTTGGAACAGACCCATCTTTAGATTTAAATGGCATATCCGTACCTATCCCCATGTCATCAAATTCTTGCTCAATGAACACATTAACATTAAACGTTGTTGCTGTTAAATCACCATACTTAATTGTTGTACCATCATTTAAGTCCACATCTACATACCCTCTGTAGATGTAATCTTCTAGTAATATTTTTCTCTTTATTATTTCCATTATGATACACTAATTTGATATAAATTAACCAAATATGATGATGGGTTAATGTATGGTGTTATATTATTTGAATAATTTGTATCAATTTCATAATAATACCCATCATAACCTCTTGTTAATACATATTTAGTATATAGTTTTCCACTAGCTGTTTTGGCTAAATTATCTATTGTGATATTTGGGTCATTCGATGACATCATACTTGTGGCCTTCCCATTCTTAGCATTTAAGAATGTTGCCCTCATATATAATTCTTTTGGTACTGTTGGTATAACCTCATCCTTAAAGTAATATAAGAAGAACCCCTCACCGTTTAATGACCTATCTTTTAACACATTACCAACATTAAAATTTAATGCTAAATTAATTGGTTGTGGAATTTGCCCTGTAGTACTATCTATGTTAGGGTAGATGGTTTTGAAAAATAAAAGCCTTTGGTTTGTCCCTATATCACTATCATAAAAATCTAACCTTAAAAAACTCTTTATAAATGCATTTTTCCTAAAATTAAAATCATTAAAATCAAACCCAGCATCGGACCAGTTTGTAGTAGGTGGATAAACACCATTAGTATCTAATAAATTTATACTATATGTTATTGTATCACATGTAGCACCATTGTATTGTGGAATAAATCTAACAGTTTCATAATCAAACAGAGGGTTAATGGAATTCTCAACCTCAACATCAATAAATTTAGTATCAATGATTTCTTGTTGACCAGCTAACCCTAGTGTTTGACTAACTGGTAGATTAATTGTTGTTGCTGTAGTTGTAGACAAAAATGGTTGTCTTATGATATATCTATTAACATCCATCATCACTTTGTTTTACTTCAAATTTATCCGTTATTGTATCACCTATTGGGTCTGGTGGGTCGAATGGGTTACCAAATCTATCCCCTTGATAATATAACTCATACAAACTAAATGGGTCTTGCCTCATTGTCATAAAACAATAATTTTGATGTATGTAATGCGCACCATTTGTAAATGGATAATCTAATAACTCACCACCATCAAAAACACCAATATCTAATAAGTCTCTCCATAAATATCTCCCATCACCCAAATTTTCAGCATAATCTGGTATACCAATTGTATTTTCATCACCTTGCTCAATAAATAAAGAAAATTCTCTTATTTTTATTAAATGATGTGGTTTATATAAATAACCTTCCCTTCTTGGTCCCATAGCAACTGAATTACCAAAACTAATTTCACGGTTTTTAGTGTTAAACCTATGTAAAACATCGGTTAATGGTTTTTCTATTAACTCAAACTTATTATATTCAACAATATCCCCTAAAAATTTACTATTAGATAAAAGTATATTACTTTCTAATGGTGTGTGTGTTGTAGAAGGTTCATATGTTATTTTCCTAACATTTGATAATTCTGGAGGTGTTAGATTATTTGGTAAAAATTCTAAATCTAATCCAGATTGAACATTATGGAACATTCCATTGCTATCTGTCTTTATTATTGTTAAATATAATTCACTTAATGGTCTCCCTAAGTTATCTGTTAACCCATAAACATCAATATCTTGATTAATAATAAATTGATAATTTTTATCATTAAATACATTATTACTAAATCCTAATGGATACATTTCATAATTACCATCATTATCCAATAACTTCTCAAATTCCCTCACATAATATTCAGATTCTTGACCATTAACTAGTCGTTTCATTCTACCACTTACAACACCCAATGTAACATCATTAGGGTTTAAATTTATGACAAAATAATTATTTTGATAATCCCCATTATCTAATCCTAACCTTTCCACAGTAAAATCACCATCATAACCAATATTTGACATGTTTGTTAATCTAACCTTATCTCCATTACTTAAACCATGATAAGTTGCTGTGGTTAATGCAACCATAGGTACACCCCCAACAGTAACTTCTTCTGAACCAGTTATTAATAAACCACCATTAACAGTTACATGAGTAGTATTTACATCACTTGGATAAGTAATTGTTATTTTCCAATTATTATTAACATATGACCCCAATTCAAATCTCTTTCTGGTTGGTTCTATATCATAAAAAGTACAGAGACCACCTTTTGTAATATCTGGGTCAAAAAACCCAAACCAACCATCATTTTCGGCTAATCCTTTATTAAATGCTTCACTAAAAGAAAGTGTTGGGGGTATTGCTTGAACACTAAATGGTTCTTTTTTAAATATATCCCTATCGAACACATCTAAACCTAAATCATTCTCAGATATTGACTGAGATGTGCCAAATTCATCTGGT